CGCAGATTGCAATTATGGTAGACCGCTTCGCTGCACGGAGGTCACTTTTCTTTCAAAAAAAGCAAGAGAGCTCTACGAGTGGGCAAAATTTGAAATCCAACTTGAAAAAATCCCAAGTGGATCCAAAGTAAGATTAAGGGATCACCTTCAGCAGGTATGGAAAACAATAGGGAAGAAGCCCAAGCAACTAGCAGACCAGCCCAAATTCCCTGAAGAGTTACGATATATTTGGGACTGGTATTTAGAGATTAAATCGGCAGAAGCTTTAACATTTAATGAAATAAAAAGTTGGTCGAACCTAACTAGGCGATCCTTAACACCGAGTGAAGTTGACGTACTACGAACATTAGATAGACTTTACTGGAGGATTATACGTGACTGACATTGCTAAGCTTCAAATTCGCGTAGAGTCGATGGAAGTTCAGCTTGCTGACAAGCGTTTAGACGACTATAAAAAAGCGGCCCTTGATGCTGAGAAGGCTACTAAAAGATTGACAGACGGATCCAACAAAGCTACCCGCGGGTTCGGCAATTTAAAAAATCAAATCGCAGGCGCTTTCGCCGCACTGGGTGGTATCGTACTACTCAAAAAAGCGTTGGCTACTATTGCAGAATTTGAAACGGGGCTCATTGGTGTAGGTAAGACCACTGGCATCCTAGGGGATGAGCTCCAATCGTTGGGTGACGACATACGGGGCATCTCCTCTCGGGTTCCTTTGGCCACAAGAGACTTGCTGGCGCTGGCACAGACCGCTGGTCAATTAGGTATTAAGGGCAATGCTAACATTGCCAGGTTCACTGAAACGGTTGGTAAGCTTAGCATTTCGACTAACCTAATTGGCGAAGATGCAGCTACGGCTTTCGCCCGGATCTTAACTATCACGGGCACGGCAGTCAGTGAAGTTGATCAACTGGGCTCTGCCATTGTGCGCTTGGGTAACAACTTCGCGGCAACAGAATCCGAAATCGCAGGGTCTGCAACTAGAGTTGCACAAGGAACCGCGCAATTTGACGTGAGCGCGGCGGCGGTCCTGTCCATTGGTACGGCATTGTCTGCGGTGGGAGTGGAAGCCGAGGCGGGTGGTACTCAAGTCGGCTTAGCTTTCCAAAAGATTAATACAGCCCTCCGCAACGGCGGGAAACAAATGAAACTGCTGGAGGAAATTACTGGAGAGTCTGGGGATGCTCTCCGCGAAAAATTCTTCAACGGTAGATCTGCCGAAGTATTCGAAAGCTTTATTACTGGCATAGGAAGAATTGGCGAGAGCGGTGGCGACGTTACAAAAACCCTCACGGGCTTGGGGCTTCAGGGAGTTCGCGCCGTCGCCGTGCTAGGCACTCTAGCCAAACGCGCGGACGTTCTTTCGGATACCCTTCGCCAAGGTCAAGCAGGTTACGAAGAAAATATCGCGCTGAACGAAGAGGCTGCTGTAGCCACTGAAGCATTCTCCGCTCAAATACAACTCCTAAGGAACGACTTGGATGCTATTGTTAGTCAGGGTGATATTGAACAGCTGACAGGTGGTATCACTGAATTGAGGGAGGTGTTACAGGATCCTAATGTTGCGAAAGGCATTCAAACCTTAATTACAGGTGGCATCAAGTTGGCTGAAGTGTTTGTTCGGGCATCGGCTGAAATTGCTAATACTGCATCCTTGTTAGGCGAAGATTTTGCTAGGGCAACAACCAAGGCAGGCGACGAACTGTCAACTGTGCTCGAAGAAATTGAAAGGTTGAAAGCTTTAGAAGGTAGTTCATTTTTAAGCAGGACATTCTTGATTCCTGGACGCCTAGGTTTTCAAATTGACGACAGTGAAATCGAAAGTGAATTAAATTCTTTGCGGGATCGTGCCAATGCTTTGGCATCTGCGGAAAAGCTTTCAATACCCTTTCCAATTGAAGTTGAAACCCGTAAAAAAGCAACCGCTCAGTTGGATGAAATTAATGTGACTACCAAACGTCGAAAAGTTATCGACCCTATTGCTGAGGAAAAAGCAAAACTGACCGCAGGTGAAAAATTAATAAAGCAGCTAGAAGAAGAACTAGCTCTTTATGGTGACTTGACGCTGGCTCAAAAGACTCGCATCTCTTTAGAGAAAGGTTATATTAAAACAGCTACACAAGGTGAAGCCACCCGGATCCAATCCCTTGCAAACGAAATCACCGCGCGCGAGCAAGCAAAAGAAGCTGCAAGCGAAGCCTCAAACCTTAGCGAAACCAATAGCATGGCGTTAGAGTCTTTGCGGGAAGGGCTACGCACCGAAGAGGAAGCAATACAGGAAAGCTATAGCAAGCGCCTGCAAATTATCCTCGATAATACTTTGGAAGGATCCACCCAACAAAACGATTTGAAGACAAGGCTGGACGAGCAATTCGCAACTCAAGCTCTTGGTAATTTAGATATCGTAGACACTTACGAAGAGCAGTTACAGGAAGTTGAAGATTACTACACTCGCCGGCGGGATTTGATCCTTGCCAATACCCAACTCACCGAAGAACAACGGACTGCCCTGGAAGAAGAATTAACCCTGCAACGTAACCAACGGCTTGAGCAATTAGAAGCTCAGCGAACGTCTGTTATATTAGGTAATAGCGCCTCATTATTTGGTGAGCTGGCAGGGCTCAGCAAGACGTTCGCAGGCGAGCAGAGTACGACTTATAAAGCGATGTTCGCATTGAGCAAGGCGTTCGCGGTTGCGGATGCCGTGGTTAAAATTCAGCAAGGTATTGCCGCGGCTTCTGCTGCGCCTTGGCCTACTAACTTGGCGGCTATCGCGTCAACTGTGGCAGCAACGTCGAGCGTCATTAGTACAATCAGCGGAACAGAATTTTCGGGTGCTTACGATAAAGGTGGCACAATTCCACGCGGTAAGATTGGTCTTGTTGGTGAGTTTGGACCCGAGCTTATTCAAGGGCCCACCAATGTAACCAGTCGTAAAGAAACTGCGAAAATGTTTAAGGGTGGTGGCGACAAAGCTGGACCAGCCGCAGCACCACAAATCAACGTCAAGAATATTAACGTGCTTGATCCGACCGTTGTTGGGGACTACCTTGCAACAGACGCGGGCGAACAACTGATTATGAATGTGGTTCAACGCAATCAAAGAGCAATAGGATTCTAGGAGTTTGGAATGGCCAGTTTAGTAGGAACCGCAACAGATTTGGAAGACTTGGTTAGTGATATAATTACTTTCCTTACAACGGATACTGACTTGGTTGCTGATAGTGAAGAGTGGACAGTATTGCGGCAACGTCGAGATAAGCTTGCGGGAGTAACCACAAACCTGACTGAGCAAGCTTCGCAGTCCGCACGAAAGGTCATTCATTCTTTCCGTTATGACACCCGTTCAATTAATACGGATTCAACTTCAAACAATCAGGGGTATACTGATTGCTCAGGGTGGTCTGTGGGGGTCAGCTTTATTCGGATGCAGTTAAGAACAGCTACTGAAATTGACAATGTTCAAATTCGGAGTTGCGCCAGCGATGCTTCCGCTCTGGCACTTAGCGAGCAATTAGGGAACTTTAAACTTCAGTGGAGTGATGATGATAGTGCATGGACTACTGCTCTAACAGTTGCTTCGAACCCTACTTATACCTATAACGAAATAAAAGAATTCGCAGTTCCAGGAACTCCCGGCGCCCATGTTTACTGGCGTATTATTATTGACTCTATAAATGCGGGTTCGACTTCAGGGTCAAGCGTAACGTGGCGAAGTATATTGCTTAGGGAATCTGACGGAACTATTGCTAATCATTTTGGCAGCGAAGTTTATTTTCAAGCGCCCGGACTCTCAGGCACCGACGAAATCTATACAGGTATCCGCAGTGAGTACGATGCTGCCAGTGGTTGGTATAATTTATTTCTGAACGGTTACACCGGCTTCGATAGCGGTGAGCTTGATTTTTTTGAACAGGCTGGTGGACTTCCTGGGCATGGTAGCGCGGTGAGTATGGAAACGCCAATGATCCCTTGTTGGAATAGTTCCATGCCTTATTGGTTTGCCGCTTCAGGTCGTTCATTTAGAATGGCGGTTAAAGTATCAACTAGCTTTGAATCAGGTTACTTGGGATTCTTGCTCCCGTATGCTACACCAGTTCAGTATCCATACCCGCTAGTGATTGCTGGCTCACTGCTGCCAGTAGTGAGTGCTAGAACAACTGAGTGGCGCTATTCATACAACAGTTATCGACACAGTTCGATGTCATGCCCCGCCAATGATGGGACAGGAAACTTGCAAGATGGCGGCACATTGTACATCCGAACCCCTGATTCGACATGGAGGCAGGTGGGGCAACGCGCTACCAGTAGTGACCCGAATACTATTACAAGAACAACAATTACAGACACTTTCCCCTATACAGTATCAGGTGCTTATTTAGCAGTGTGGCCGTCCTGTGTGCATAGTACAACTGAAGCACAGGCATCACTAGCGTATCGAGAAGCGTTGGGTGGTGGGTACGTGATGCGCCCGCTAATTATTATTCAGCGTTTTCCGTCAAGTGCGGTTTGGGGTGAGCTTGAAGGAGTGTATAGTATTTCTGGCTTTAGTAATGCTTCTGAAAATACTACTACGCTCGGCGGTATCACTCACGTCATTTTGCAAAATATAGCGCGCACTGAAGTCCATGAATACTGGGCTCTTGCTTTAACTTAAAGGAACTACAATGTCTTATAGTACGGGAACCTCAACTGGAGTTAATGACCTACTTGACAAGCTTAGGTTATTTGCAATCGCTGAAGGGTGGACAGCGAATCGGAATGCTGCTGTCACTGGCGGTACTGAAGTCTGCTTAGAAAAAGGCACAAGTTTCTTCAACCTTCTCTCAGGGCAAAACACTACCTTGCGAGTCGACGGTATAGCAACCGCCAGTAAATATGGAATTTCAATCAACGGTTCGGACGGGTATTCCGGCGGGGATAATTGGGATAGGCAATCCGGTTATCCACAAAGAACAGTTACACCTTCAGTCACCGACCAGTTCGTCGGATTCCTTCCTATTGTGACTAACTTTGGTTCGTTCCCCGCTTACCATTTTTTCAGTTATAACAGCGGGGATTCCATACACGTTGAACTTGAAATCAGCACTGGCATATTTCTTAGATTGGGTTTTGGTAAGCTTGATTTATTTGCGGCGAGTGTCACAGGGGACGGTCGTTATTTCTATGCCACTTGTGGGCGGCACGTTACCAACAGTATAAGCAGCAACCAATGGCTCGGTGAACCAATTGGAAACACTGCAACCATGGAAGAGGTCCCTTTTAGAGCGGCGGAATGGGGCCTTTCCTCCGGAAAAAGCGGTTCAGCCGTTCGTTGTCAAGTAGGTGCCACCAATGCTTGGGCGGGTTCCGGATCAAACATTGGCAATACCTCGCTCCCCCTCGCAGCACAAGGTGGCTGCTGCCACGATCGAGTAATCATGCAACTAAGCCCCAACCCGCTTAACGGCGTGGGCGTTTTAACCCCTGTAACGGTTGCAGTGAATAACGCTGGGCAATACCTACAACCGATTGGCACAATGCCAGGAATACGCTATATGGATATGACGAATTACCTTCCAGGAGATGAGTTTACATTAGGTTCGGACACTTGGAAGGTCTTTCCTTGGTATAACAAAGGGGGCCGAAGTGATGAATTCGGTATCGCCCACTTGAAGATAGTATAATGGCGGTTGTCACTACCCATGCTCTAATTGATTACAGTCTCCGAAATAAAAAGGATCCTGAATATTTAGCTCCGGATATTGATGTCATTGGTAAGCAGGGGGACGACCGTGAACACTATGTTCATTCTAATTTATTTGATGCAACACTTACCGATAACTTACCGATCGCGCTTGAACCCGCGGACGACGTTGGTACTTCCAAAAAACAAGTTTCTTTTCTAGATGACTATTATTACCGCGTTCACATTATTCCAAGCGAACTAAACCTTGGAAACTTGTTGTCAGCACAGACACGTGAGGTGGAAGTGTGGTCAGCGTATTTCACGGACCAGTTGTTAAGCTCGATTAGTGAAGAAGGTGGTGAGGGGATAACGCTTATTGAGCCCGAAGCAACCCCAACAACATTTGACCCACTTGAATCCCGAATATATGTATTTAATATCAGCACAAACGGTCCGCCATCAATTAATGCGAGTTTTGTTTTTAATTTTGCTTTAGAGGATCCTGAATTAATTGTTATTGGGCGCCGTGTTGTGGTTTGGCCGTTTGTCCCTCAGACTGAACATAAAGAAGAAATGGAATGGAAGACTGATATTATTTCTAGTTTCCGAGGTGAACAGCGGTTAGCACTTAGGGAAGCACCCCGTCAATCATTTAGTTATGACTTTCTTTTAAATGAGTACCAGTTCAGCAAAGCGAAAGCAATAACCACACAATGGGCTCACCGTGTTTACGGCATTCCCGTTTGGTCTGAATCAACTTTTGTGGGTGCTGTTGCTTCAGGTACTTCTTCAATTCTTTTGGATACTACTAATTCTGATTATCGCGAAAATGATATTGTTATTCTTTGGGAATCCGACACTAAATTTGAAGCGATTCAAACTTTGGATATTCCCGCTGACAGGGTTAACCTTAAACTTGCTACTGAAAACACATATTCAAACGCATACATTATCCCGCTCAGGTTTGCTAGAACTTTGCAGGGTATGTCCTACCGCAGAAGCTCAACCAACTATATTGAAACTACAGGAACCTTTTTAGTCACTGACAATAAAGACATTGCTGCGGGTATTGGTTATGACGTATATCTTGGCGAAGATGTTATACCACAACAAACAATAATTTTAGGTTCACTGTCTGAAAAGATTTCCCGAGCGGTTGACTTGTTTGATAATGGCTCAGGCCCCATTGAGGTTGACATTCGCAATGCTTGGGTCAACTCAATACTGAGTATTACTTTTGACACCTTAACACGTGAAGAAAGATGGGAAGCAAGAAAGTGGATTCACTCCCGCCGCGGCAAGCAAAAATCTTTCTGGCTACCTAGTTGGAACCCTGATCTTACTGTGCTTGAAGATGTGGGTACAGCGTCGAGCTCTATCACGTGCCTTCCTATAGGTTATGCTTTATACTACAGTTTGAAAGATATCATGTTCCAATTAAACAACGGTGACAGATATTACAATAGGATTTTAAGTGCTTCGACCGATATTGACGGGAATGAAGTGCTTTCCCTTTCCAGTAATTTAGGATTCGATTTAGTGGTTGCTGAAGTTGACTTTATATGCTTTATGAGCCACGTTAGATTTAACTCAGATAACATTAGTATTTCACACGGGAACGCGGGTAGAGCTTCACTTATTATTCCAGTCATAGAGACTCCTGAATAATGTATAATGATTATGAAGATTCGATGCAGCTTGGAACTCCAATTGAGCTCTATGAATTTGTTCAGGGTTTAGAACGCTGGTACTATGTAAGCGGGGTGAATGAAATTGTTCGCTTGGGCCAAACTTATATACCCTTCCCAATCGAACGTGATAGGGTTAAACAAACAAGTGATATCTTTAAAAACGGAATGAAATTAACTTTTCCGCGTGACAATAGCTTTGCCAGGCAGTACTTAGGGTTCGCTCCAGAAGAAGTCACAACCGTTACAGTATATCGAGGTCACTACGGTGATGCGGATGAAGAGTTTATTGTGTATTGGAAAGGTCGAATTGTTGGTGCTAAAGCGTCTGAGAATACTGTTGATATAGATTGCGAATCAATCTTCACTTCAATTAAAAGACCAGGGCTTCGCGCTCGTTTTGAATTAACTTGTAGGCACACCCTATATTTATCTGGCTGCAATATAAATCGAGAAACTTACAAGCATGAAGGACCCGTTTTATCATTGGGTAACAGGTTGGCAATAACTGTTAGTAATGCTTCACTCCAGGACGACGGTTTTTATACAGGGGGGATGATGGTGCTTCCGAACGGAACATCACGTTTTCTAACTGATCATGTTGGGGATGTGGTTACACTTTCACGCCCGATTGAAACGCTTGTAGGTGGAATGACGGTTGCAATTTATCCTGGCTGCGACCATTTAAAAACAACGTGTATTGATAAATATGATAACCTTCTAAACTTTGGGGGGTTCCCTTATATCCCTTCAAGGAACCCTTTTAATGGAAGTTCAATTGCATAGGTGACGTATGGCGTGGATTGCTGCGATAATATTTGTTGTTGCGTTGGTGGTTTCTTACACCATGCAACCCAAACCCGAAACAAGGCCACCGGCGGGGTTCGATGAAATACAAGCACCGACCGCTGAAATAGGTCGTGAAATTCCTGTTTTGTTTGGTCGTAGAAAATTGGAAGGGCCTAACGTGGTTTGGTATGGCGACCTTCGAACAGTACCCATTAAAAAGAAAGGGGGTAAAAAGTGAGCGGAACTATTGTTCGAATGAAACATTGTCGTTCACTTGGTTACTGCGCACGAGGGGTCAGATCTTTGTTTGCGCGCTATGAGCTTGACTATGCTGACTTCCTTACCAATGGAATCTCAGCAAATAACCTTTTAAAAGCAACTAATGATGATGGAATGGTTGTTGCGGTAGTGGAGGTGGCAAGTGGGGTCAAGCAGTAAAGAAGTCACCGTCGGTTATAAATATCTTTTAGGGCTTCACATGGTGTTATGCCATGGCCCAATTGATAAACTTGTTGCAATTGATGTTGACGAAAAACGAGCTTGGACAGGGCCCAGCACTGGCGGAACCTTTGTAGTTGATGCTGAAGAATTGTTTGGTGGTGAAGAGCGCGAGGGTGGTGTTTCCGGCGAGGTGACTTTACTAATGGGTGACCAAGCACAAGTCGAAAACGCTTATTTGCAATCACAGCTAGGTGATGACATTCCTGCTTATAGAGGCGTTGTGAGTGCTGTTTTAAATGGTGTTTATATAGGTCTAAGTCCCTACCTTAAACGCTGGGCCTTTTGGGCTGAACGAATTCATGTTCGTTATAACGGTTCCGAGCAATGGTATGACACCAAAGCCGCAATCGGTAATGACATGAACCCCGCGCACATTATTCGGGAATGTTTAACCGACCCTGAGTGGGGTATGGGATACCCTGAAGCTGATGTTGATGATACGGCGTTCACTATTGCTGCTGACCAATTGTTTGACGAAACAATGGGGATTTCTTTGCTATGGGATAAGTCAGTAGTTCTTGAAGAGTTTCTTCAACTAATTCTTAAGCACGTTGACGGCTCATTGTATGTTGATCGGACTTCTGGCAAGTTTGTTTTGAAACTTGCAAGGGGTGGCTATGATATTGACGACTTACTGGTGCTTGACGAAAACAATGTTGAGAGAATCACAGACTATAAGAGGAACACGATAGGGGAACTGGTCAATTCTGTCACTGTTATTTATTGGGATGCTGAACGTGGTCAAAATAATTCTATCACTGTGCAAGACATTGCACTGGCAGCACAACAACAAGCAACGATTGGAACCACAAAACAGTTTCCGGGATTTACGAATGGGACTATTGCGAGCAGGGTTGCAAGTCGGGCACTTAAAGCACTTTCGGTTCCCCTTGCTAGTGCTACCATCTATGCCAACCGTGTTGCTGCGGGTCTTAACGTGGGTGACGTATTTGTTTTAAGTTGGCCCCGTTATGGGTTGACGCAAACCGTTATGAGGGTAGCAAGTATTGAGCTCGGTTCACTGTCAAGCAACCTAGTTAAAATCGCTTGCGTCGAAGATGTCTTTGCGATTAGCTCAGCCATATACGCTCCGCCACCCCCTACCGAGTGGACAGACCCAAACAACCCGCCAGCGCCTTCGCCGTTTCATAATGTTATCGAAGCTCCTTACTGGGAAGTCGTCCAGCGACGCGGTGAAACTCAAGCACAAGCATTGACCAGTGACGCTGGGTTTGTTTTGGTTACAGGGGTGAGGCCAACCTCTGACGCAACTAACGCAAAGATCTGGACAAACCCCACAAACTCACTCTATGAAGAAGCCGGTACAGTTGATTTCTGTCCGACTGCTTTAGCGACAAGTGATGTGACTCGGACTGATACTGTTATTACAATTGACACGGGGGTTGACATTGATATTGTCAGACCAAATACTTATGGAGTATGGGGAAATGAAATTGTATTGGTGACCGCTATTAGTTCAAGTTCAATGACTATTAAAAGAGGTTGCTTAGATACAATTCCAATCACCCATGCTGATAATAGTAGAATCTATTTTTCTGACACGGTATTTGAAAGCGATAATATTGAATACGTTGACAGTGAAATAGCTCGAATTAAATTGCTACCAATAACGGGGAAAGGAACATTACTTATTGGCAGCGCAACCGAGCAAACGGTTACAATGACATCCCGTCAAACTCGACCTTATGCGCCAGGAAGCTTGAAACTTAATGGCGCAATATACCCTGATTCAATTGCGTCGACTGTTGATTTAGTTGTTAACTGGAAGCACAGAGACCGCTTGCAGCAAACCGCAACACTCATTGACAGCTTTACCAATACTGATATCGGGCCTGAAGTTGGCACAACATACACAGTTGAGCTTCGAACCCAAGCGGGAGCATTAATTTCAACCGCAACGGGGCTGACAGGAACTACCCATACATTCACGGTGGCTACTGTGGCCGCTAACTATGGAAGGCTGAGGGTGATATTGTGGTCACTTAGGGATGGCTATACCAGTCACTCCAGTTTCGATTTTGAATTTACTAGGTCCGGTTATGGCACTGGATATGGCTACTCTTATGGAGGAATATAATGGCCGCATTAACTGAAGTAAGAAGTGGAATGAGTTACGGTTGGGCGCTCGGTGAGAACAATTGGAATACGGGTATGGATGCCAATCTGTTGTTTCTTGGCCGAGTGGGTATTCATTTATCGGTGCTTGACAGGGGCCTTAATACGCCGCCTGGAAGCCCGAGTGCTGGTGACAGCTATATTGTAGCGGCTGCGCCTACAGGGGCTTGGTCAGCTAATGCTGCGAGCGTAGCAGTATGGAATGGCAGTGCTTGGGTATTTGGTGTACCCCGAATAGGGTGGATCGCATACATCGAGGACGAACAAGTACTTTCAGCTTATAAGGCCGGTGGCTGGTCAGCTGGAGTCGCTATTTAATACAGTCTAAATTATACCGGCGGTCAAAGTCAGGCCACCCGTTTTCACCGTTTGATTTTTTATACAGCTCAACCATTTTGCAATAGTGGGTCGGTTGATTTTTGGCGTCGGTGATAACACCTTCAACCAAAAAATACAGCCAGAATATGGTCCCGACAATTGCAAGCACTACAAAAACGTCACCCCTGAGGAGTGACGTGCTATAGTTATTTTTGTTGTTAGAAACTTTCATTTTAATACTCCGATTTAAAATAGGTTAAAGCCAAGAAATCGCTTCAGAACCGTTGCGAAAATAAATAATACCCATACCAGTATCGGTACTGATAGCAGTACCGATACTGGTACGCTCATTACTTTGAACTCGCTTTGCCAGCTTTGTAGGCTGCGTCTAACAATTCTTTAAGTTCCCAGACGGCCAGCTTATGAAAGTCCAGTGAATCGCTGTTCTGGGTTTCGAGGGTAATACCGTGACCGTCAATGATGGCAGCTACTTCTTTTCCGTACTTATCGTTGGGGTGTGACATTATATAATTCCTTTCCGTTTAATTAGTTGATAACTAATAATAACAGATGTTTCTAAATATGCAAGCAAAATATTAATTATTTTAGAACTATATTTCAATTCCTATTGATTTCAACACTTTATAGGCTTCTTTCACATACCTATCATAATCAATATTATCCGGAAATGTACGGGGTAATTCCATAATAGGAATAGATCCCTCGGATTTTGGAACCTTGTTACCGTTCTTGGCATAAACAATTTCACCTGGAATGTTGGTGCCATAATACCAGCGAATCGCTTTGCCTAAGTAGAGCCCGGGCGTGTCTTTTTCATATAGCTTAACCGCTCCCCCGCGCACCGTTCTAATATTAAGAAATTTGGTAATGTCTTTGCAATCCTTAATAGTTTTTTCGATTGGTATGTTGTGAATCAAATATTTCTTAATTCCATCGATGCAAACTTCATTTTGAGGGTTCTTTGATAATCCAGGCTTTGCAAAAATTCCTTTCACCTTAACTTTGTCATCCACTGTGTCATTTTCTTTCCACGTTGAAGGGTCTTTAATAGCAACATAATTGTTCACGTCTCTACTAAAAATTGCTTTATAAAAAGTTTCTTCGATATTAAACCCTGTATCTTTTTCCCAACCGCTAATAACTTCCGAAAGTATTTTATCTTTATGTTTTGGGCATTTAATTACAAGCCCATCCGTATTAGCACTGACCACGGGTATCCCAGCCAATTCAATTCTTTCTATAAGCATCAGCAATGAAAGTTGACCGGTCACCGTTACCTGAATTAAAAGGTCGGGGCTATATAAAACCGAATATTTATTACCTAGTTTTCCAAACGAACCATTGACCACAATTTTCAAACTATCCGCCACCGTTTTGTTACCGGCGTTCTTAGCTGCAACCCGTCGCTCAACTATTTGTTTAAATATAATAAGAAAGTTCGGGCCCAGGTGTTGCGGGTATAAGCCCAGCAAGAGAATGATATAAGGGTAGAATGAGGTAACGTCAACATCTTTTAAAATAGTATTTGGGCCCGCGTAGTGGTAAGCGGTTTTCTCGCTACTGTGCAATCCGCCAATCCCCATTTTATAGATGGCATTACCCATGCTAATTGGAAACTCTTTAATTTGTTCGGGAAGACCAATATTGCCATGCTCAGACACGACAAAGGGGGTTTGCTGTATTGTCTGAAGTACCTGCTGCATCATTGGGGTTTGGTAGCGTATGAAATGCGGGGTTTTGTAATGGTATAAAGTTCCAGGCTCAATAGCGGGTGCAAAAGAACGGGACTGGTTCATGCGTTCCATTTCACTTCTTATAACTGCTTCAGCTATTTGAGCGTCTGACTTTGAACGCAAGTCTATTCCGTATTCATTACTCATTTCACAACGAAGGTCAATTTCCTTTTTAATTGACCAGTATAGTTCAGCGGTAGTGGTGAGGTCATTGACACAGTACCAGCGAACAATCTGTCTTTGTGCTTTGTTTAATACCGAGTCGGGGTCAAACGGTAGGTCTTGCATTTTTTGCGAGTGCATACGACCCCCATAGATTTTGAGGCTCCCAAACAGGGGAGCAACTTCAATGAGGTCAATGTGGTCAACCTGCAACCGTTTCACCTTGTAATGTCGCAGCAAATCGCGACCCCGCTCATTATGAATAATTATGGCACTGGTAGCAGCTTTCATCATTGCGGTTGAACAGCCATGAGCAGCCATCGACGCTATCCAAAGGTCATAATTATTTGAGTTAAAACCAATGAGGCAAAACTTGTCAAAAATCCATTCAAGTTTTTGACAGTCCAACGCGGTTTCTTCACTAAGCTCAAGCCACGCTACTTTTTTCGTTTCCAAGCTCAGGAAAGCAATTAGAAAAAAGTTTCCATAGCATTCAATGTCAAAGACAAGTTTATGCTTTTCACCCTTTAAAAATACATCCAAGCTCGCTTCAATTAATTCGTTATCCGTCATTATACCTATGTTGAATTCTTCAGCTTCCAAAAGTCCTGGTAAGTAATCAGGGGACAGCCAAACTGGTTCAGGAGG